CTACGTAGGGGATCTAAAAACGGCTCTGTACATGTCGTGGTTGAAGTTGCAGGTGTTGAATATGCCGTGGTACGAGCAAGGCCAAGGGGTGTGGTATTCAGAAAAGGAACGGATGTCATCGGAATTACGCAAGATGGCTGGGAAAGGATTCTAGGCTTAAACTACGATCAGTTCCGACTGTCTATGTATGCTGCTCAGGGTGGAAGCACTAGGTTCCTCTCCGTAAACGACGCAGACAAGAAGCAATTCCTTCTGCAACTTATGAACATTGAAGAATTCTCATCTTGCAAGACTATAGCCGACGTGAAGGTGAAGAATCTTGAGCTTCAGCTGGTCGCGGAGCAATCCAAAAGGCGCGTCATAGAATCTAAGATCGACATATACCAGGAGTCACTGGTAGACGACAATGTTTACAATCACGCCATAGCAGAGTGCAGTAAGTTTATAGCTGAACTAACGAAAGCACTAGTTGAAGCGCAAGCAGTTCCCCGTCCGGACTTAAGTAAATATCTTAAGCTAGAAGAAGATATACTATTTAAGAGGAACGAGTTTGTGGCCGTGAGAGCCCGAAGGGAAATGCTCCATGAGTCATACAAAAAGCTTGCAGCGAAGAATGCGAATACCCCCGAGCTCTTGGACACCTGCAGATCGTGCGGCAATCGCATTGACACAACTGCTGCTAAGGCTGCTCACGAAAGAGAACTGGAAGAGCGGCGCGCTGAGATGGCTGAAATCAAACGAGGAATCGACGATTGCGATTCCACCCTTACGCGTGAAGCGCGAGTTAGGGATGTTTCTAATCAGGTTAGAGATCGTAAAACAAGTGAGTCAGCGGAGTACGAATCCGCAAAGCAGCTCGCAAACGATACTACGACCAAAATTGCGCTTAAGCAAAGAGAGCTCAAAGAACTCTCTTTAAAACTCCAAAATAACTCTAACTTACACAACAAGATTAGTGACTTAGTGGCCGAACGCGAAGCAGTGTCCGTTATTGAGTCTAGTGTTTTAAAGGACATTGAGCTTTACAAAACCGTTTCTGCTATGTACTCCTCGACAGGAGCGCAAGCTTATATCCTTGATTCTGTTATTGATTCGTTCAACGAGAAGGTAAAAGATTACGTAGGTTTCTTATGGTCTAACATGACGTACGAATTGCAGTCGTACAAGGAAACTGTCAAGGGCGATGTAACCGCAAAATTCTCTGAGCATCTAGTAATGGATGGAAAGCCTATTTCTATCGGCAGTTTGTCCGGCGGCGAGTTTAGAGCCCTATCCCTGTGCGTGGACTTTGCGCTGGTAGATGTCATGGAGAGACAGTTTGGTCTATCCCTATCGCCTATCATCTTAGATGAACCATTCGACGGGCTCGATGGAGCGGGTCGTGAGTTTGTCATAGAGTTACTGGAGAAGTTCTCTACTGATCGCCAGGTGGTTGTTATAGACCACGCTAGTGAAGTTAAGTCCATGTTCTCTAAGGTGATCTCCGTAGAGAAAAGGAACGGGGTCTCTTCGATAAGCCACCAACTCTGATAAAATAGAGGTATGTCTGACCTCGCTAATAAACTAGAACAACTATTGAAATCCTTAGCAGCTATGAAACCCAAGAGCGCAGGCAACTCACTTGTTCCAGCCCTTAAGATGCCTACAGTAAAACCTCTGTCTATATCCCCTGTTGCCTCTGCCAAGCCAAAGCTACCGGGTGCTTCACCTGCTTCTTCTAAAGATCCAAAGAAGATGGCAGAACAGCTTAAGAACCCAAAACCTAAGAAACCTAAGATTGAGGTTTTGAAGGTTGAAAAGAATGGACAGTGGTCTCTTGAGAAGTTCGGTGAGAACAATTCAGTATAATACTTTTCGTGAAGAAAAGACCGCCATACAATCAGAATGCAGCAATTCGTGGAGCGCTCAGACGTCAGTTCTCGAGGTCTCCAGTAGTTCGCGAAGTCCTTATGAAGGTACGCCGTGAAGTACCTAGATTCAACAAGGACGGGTCAAGAGCTAAGAAGGATTCTGTCCAATATCAATGTCGCGCTTGTGGCGAATGGACTAAGTCCACAGCAGTCTCAGTCGACCACATCACTCCTGTTATTGACGTACAAGTTGGGTTTGTGGACTGGAATCAGTTTGTCGAGCGTCTCTTCTGCGGACCAGACAACCTCCAAGCCATTTGCGATACGTGTCACAACGCAAAAACACAGTCGGAACGAATAGCTCGCTTGTTGATACAGTACGACGAAGAACTCTACCGCTTCGAGATGATGATCATGCAGGGTGTTATCCCTGCCACTTGGAAAAAAGAACTAAATAAATATATCGCTAAGAAGAAGACTCCAGGCTTGGAATCTATTGTAGAAAAGGCTAAGAATATTAAATCCCATATCGAGAAGGAGCTAGGATGTCAGCCACGAAAAAGGTCTTGAGTAAGTCGTTTGTAGATAACCATGAGAATGTCACTGAGGATGTGGCTGGAGAGCTCATCGTTAGGGCGGAACAGAAGATTAAAGAGATCAAAGAAGAGAGGAACACGGACGAGAAGCTCAGAGCAGCCAAAGAGATCGCCAAAGACCTTAACTCAGGTTATAATAGTGCTATCCGTTACGAGCAAGCTAAGATTGACTTCCTCCTAGAGAAGATTGCAGAGATTCAGGATGGCGAAGTTAACCCCGGCTCAGGTGCCAAAGCCTGATAGAATATCCTTAGTTCGACTAAGGAGTTTTCATGAGCCTAAGAGATTCATATTTTAATGGCCCTAGTGGCATTCAGCAACAGATGGACGCCGCTTTTCAAGCAGGTATTGCATATGTCGGAGCAGGTGCTGCCGACTCATCTGTTCTAGAGCTTGGCGATAGGAACGGTTCAAACCTAAGCAGAGGCAGCGGTATGCCTGGTGCGTACTTCACGTACTCAACCCCATCCGCTACTTATGTGATGTGGTTTGCCGTTAACGGCCAAGAGATCGCGCCAACTGTCAGCGGTAACCTTGTTCAAGTTGATTTACTAAGTACAGACAACGGTATTCAAGTAGCTACTAAGATTGCTGCTGCTATGAACGCAATAGCCAGCGGACCTTTCTCTGTCACGTCGCTCACCAACATTGTTTCTTTAACTAACGACATCGCTGGTGTGGTTGTTGCCCCAATATCCATTGGCACAATGGACTACACTCCTGCTACGTTCAGCGGCACGATTGCTGGTACATCTACCGCCGTTGTTCTAACTGCTAACTTCGCTGGTCCTGCTGGCGCAAGCATCTTGCTTACGTTTACTGGATCCAACACGATTTCTCAAGCGATTGCTACTTGGAATACAGCGAACCCATTAAACTCTGTGACCCTTACATCCGGCGACGGTACTCAAGTGCCTTCTACTGGGACTCAAGGCTTATCTGGTGGTTCTGCAGGAACTGCAACAGTAAGTCAAATCTCTGCTGGTGTTGCTCCAACAGGCAACTTCTCTACTCTTCAGAGTGCACTCACTGCAGCAGCAGCACAGGGTCTTACAGACTTCCGAGTTCTTGTTCAAGGAACAGGAACAGGAAACGCTGTGTACTTGCGCTACAGAAACGGACAAAATCAGTACTTAGCTGCATTCTTTGCAGGTATCAGAAGTGGTTTGTCTGGCGAGAACATCTATGACTACCAATGCGGTCTTACTCTCGATATCAGCATGAACTCAAGCACAAACGTGATCTTTAGCTTCCACTTTGGAAGTCGCATAAAGACAGAACATGTCAACCTTGAACCGTTGACTTCTCAGTGCTTCAATCCAAACGACATCGGTTTCGACAGCGGCGTATTGCCGATCTAACTGAATCTCCGACTGGGAACATTCCCTGACGATCTGAGGGCGGCGTAAGCTGCCCTTTACTTTTTGTATAATTCGAGCATGTCTAGATTTAAAGAACCCGCTCAATTGCACAATCACTCTAAATATTCATTGCTCGACGCCGTTCCCTCTCCTGAGGAATGGGTTGGATGGTGCTTGGAGTCCGGTACTCCAGCGTTGGCCATCACTGACCATGGTACAGCTATATCGATGTACGACGCACTGAAGTGCAAAGACTTCATCAAGGAATACAACAAAGAGCACAAGACAAATCATTCCCTCGATGCTGTCACCCTAATCCCGGCTGTCGAACTATATGTTAAGTTGAACGCTGAAGATAAGAGTCATTACCATATCACTGCGTGGGCTGCTTCTACTGAAGGATATCACAACCTCATGAAGCTCTCTTCCTTAGCATACCAAGATACTGTTTCATTCTTTGGATCAGTGAAAGCTAGAGTTACATTCGACCAAATTAAGCAGTACAAGACCGGTATTAAGTTCGGAACTGGTTGTATTGCTGGTCCCATTGGTAAGGCTTTCTGGGACAATGATAAAGCGTTAGCGGAAGAACGATTCTTAATGTACAAGGAGATTTTTGGTGAAGAGCTCTACGTCGAGTTTCACTGCAACGATGTCACTCATAATTTTAATAAGCAAACTGGGGGTTTTGACCCAATCCCAGGCGATGAATGCTCTTGCGATGGAAATAAACAAAAGTACTACAATATATTCCTCAGAGATATGGTGGACAAGCATGGGGGGAAGTGCATACCTGTCACGGATGCTCACTTCATTATGCCGGAAGACAAAATCATTCAAGATTGCCTTTTAAAGAACGGTAACTCTAATGGATGGTACTTCTATGAGTCGTATCACCAGCTTCGTTCCGAACAAATGTTTGATAAGTTAAAGACCCATTTGGGTGATTGGCTTACAGAGGAACGTTTTACTGGATGGATTGAGAATACCTATGAAGTAAGCGAAGCAGCAAAAAAGATTGAAGTGAAGTATGAATACCACTTACCTAAAGTAGATATCCCTGAACATATCAAAGATCTTACGGAAGATTACGACAGGCAGACATACTACTACATGATGGAGCTCATAAAGGAGCACGGTCGTTGGAAGGGTGATGCAGTCTATACAGCCAGGTTCAAGCAAGAACTTGATGTCATCATGAAGAATGAGAAGCTAAACTTCATACCTTACTTCCTGGTCTATGAGGATATAGGTAGATTTGCCCGTTCCAAGGGCATTCTCCAGAGTATTGCCAGAGGCTCTGCTGGTGGTTCGCTCATCAGCTATTACTTAAAGATCACGCACGTAGATCCTATACAAGCTAACTTACCGTTTGAGCGCTTCTTGTCTCATGCTCGTATTAGGGCTGGTTCTTTCCCAGATATAGATGCCGATATTGGTCACCGGGCACGTTCGCTCATCATGGAGCACTTGAAGGCGCGTTACGGGTCTGGGTTTGCCCAGATAGCGACGTTCCAGCAGATGAAGACTAAGAATGCCATTAAGGACGCGATGTTTGCGTTGTATGGCCGCAACAGGAACGACCCTGAAGTCAAAGCTATATGTGATGCTATCCCAGACTCTCCGCAGGAAGTACACAGCGAATACGACTTCCTGTACGGATTCACAGATTCGGAAGGTAACTATAACGCTGGGCAAGTTGAGATCAACAAGCAGTTGTCAAACTTCTTTGCTACATATCCGGACGTCGAGAAGATGGTGAAGAAGCTCATTGGCACTATTCGTGGATGGTCTCGACACGCCTCTGCCTTTGTTATCTCATCGCTTGATCTAGCGGCTGATCGTGTGCCAACCATGGTGATGAAAGATAAGAGTCTTGGCAATGTGGTGTGTACTCAGTACGACGCCACCATGGTAGAGAAGTGCGGTCTTGTAAAGGCCGATATTCTTGGGATTAAAACTCTCACCGCAGTTTCTGACTGCGTAGATATGGTGAAAGATAAGGTCGACTATCTAGAAGAAGTTGACGGTGTTCCTTACATCTATCGCTTACCGGAAGATGAGAAGGTCTACGTTGACTTTTACAACAAGGATACAGACTCATCCTTCCAGTTCAACACGGAGCTCATTAAAGGATATGTCCAGGAGTTTTGCCCTCTAAAACGCGTTGACCTTTCTGCGTTCACTGCCTTATGTCGTCCTGGTGCGCTCGATGCGCCTTTCTTCGATACGACAGCGGCCCAGTTTTTCATGGACGTTCGCAACGGGAAGCGGGAGATCAAGTACATACACAAAGACCTAGAAACAATCCTCAGTTTGAGCAACGGTGTCTTTGTTTTCCAGGAAGAAGTGATGAAGTTCCTGGTGGATATCGTAGGGTATACGTGGGAAGAGTCGGATCGTATCCGTGATGCTATTGCCAAGAAGAAGCAGGACGTCATCCAAGCAACATTCGACAAGATCAGAAAGTCGTGTGCGGCTAGAGATTGGGATGAAGAAGCCATAGAGACTGTGTGCCAGCAGATTGAAGCATTCTCGCGGTACTCGTTCAACAAGTCACATGCCCACGCGTACGGAGAGCTCGGGTATATAACTATGTACTTGAAGAATCACCACCCACTAGAGTGGTGGGCAAGCGTATTGAATGCGTACATTGACGATGAGAACAAGGTTCGTCACTACATCTCTAAGCTTGGAAACCTGGTTAGACCGCCGTCTCTTAAGTACCCTACTGATAAGTTTGCCGTGCGTGAGATTAACGGGGAGCGATACATCGTCACTCCGCTCTCAGCTATTAAAGGTGTTGGTCCTGCCGTTGTTAGAGAGCTCTGCGCCAAGGGACCGTTCGCAAGCAACGAAGATTTTGTGAGCAGGATAGATCACGCTAAGGTTAACTCAGGTGGGATATCGTATCTCATCAAGGGAAGAGCGGCGGACGACATGATGGATGCATCTATAGTTGATTATGGGCAGCGCAGGACTGCATTCATCGCAGAGTATAAGCGCCTCAGAAAGAAAGAGATCCGGCTGCAAGAGGATATCCTCAACGTTGACCCTCTCTCTGTCTTCTTGATGGAGAAGGAACACAATCAAGCTTTTAACAAACATCTATTGGCTGACTCAGGTATAGTGAACGTGCTGAAAGGTAGATGGCCAGCTCTAATTGAGACCGGTAGACCAGGTATCCCACTCATGATGGGAGGCATACCGATACTATCAACGGTGAAGGTAGCTGAGGGTCTGCAGAAGAAGGGCCATCAAACTGAGGTTGGGATGATACTTTTATTTGAGTCATCCTCGCATACTAAAGGCATCTCTAAAAAGTCTGGTAGACCATGGTCCAAGGTTTCTGTATACTTATCTGACGGCTATTCAACTATAGAGTGCACATGGTGGGACAGAAAATCAGCTCTGGGATGGGAAAAGAACTCGATAGTTTATGTAAGGGGAAAGTTGAAGGAAGGCTGGAAAACTCCAGTCAACCTTCAAATTGAAGAGATTGAAAGGATTGAGTAGAATGGATCGTAAACCAAAAGCATTATTAAAAATGATGCGTAAGACGCTTGCGACAAATGGTCGCCTAGAAAGAGCGCTTAGGGTTGCTAAGACATTTCCAGATTTGGAAGTGGTTGGTAAAAAAGTTCGAGTTAAACACAGCATAAAGGAGTCGTAATGACAAAGTTTACAGTGGTGAGCAAAGCACCAGCTGCCGTAGAGAAAGGTGAGCTCGTTCTTGGGCAACCTGACTTCATGGAGCAAATCGTTGCAAACCAGAAGAAGGCACCGCGCAACCATCTTACAGCAGTGAACCACATGCGCGAGATCCTCCAGACGATAAGTACTAAGTATGACCAAAACTTGAATGCTATGCGCATCAGGCTTGTAGGCTATACAGGCGTTCCTTTCAAGGACAATACAGAGCTATCTGCCATTCTAGTTAGGATTCTTAGAGCCGAATATCCTCAGATTTTTGAAAAGGTTCTGGACTATGAACTTAAGAATCGACCTACAAATACTAAGTTGATCTACTATGTAGGTAACTCTAGCGATACTGGTCCTTTCACGAAGAACGGTATCGACGGCATTGATGAAAAAGACTTAGAGTCTTTCCTTACTGGCAAGCCTAAGAAGGTTGTTGGCAAGCCGGCTGTAACCGATGAAGAGGCTCGTGCGCATGGGAAAAACACCTGATCATTGCGTAGTGTGTGACGAAGAAACCGACGAGCAGTGTGAGACTTGCGGCGAGTATTGCTGCGAAGATTGCGCGGACGAGCATGAAGAAGAGCACGAATAAACCGTGCGTCGTGGTATAATATAACTAAGCCAATAACGGCTGTGAACATAACCTGTGAGGTAAACTATGAGTAAAATCAAGCTCAATCTTGATTCCCTAAAATCCCGTAAAGAATGGAAGCGCCATAAGGTAAAAGACGGACACAACGTGTTCCGTGTTCTCCCTCCCTTCGGCGACAACTCAAACGGATATCCGTACCGCAAGTGGCAAATTGTATGGGGCTTAGTCGATCCCGAAAGTGGTCGCGCGCGTCCTTACGCTGACTCTTTGATTGCTGAAAAACGCAGTCCGATCGTCGAGTTTGTAAACGAGCTCAAAGCTCGTGCAGAGAAAATGAACGCAGCTCTCACTGCTGCTGGCGCTACTGAAGAGGATATTTCAGAGCGTTTAAAGGGCCTTAACACCCTCATCGGTGACTTGGCTCCCCGCACATCTTACATCTACAATGCTTGTGATAAGGCTGGCGAAGTTGGCTTGCTTGAACTCAAAGCAACCGCTCACAAGGATATGAAAGATAAGATGAACAAGTACATCCAGGACTACAACCAAGATCCTACGTCGCTTAACAGCGCAGATGATGATTCTGGTGTTTGGTTTGATGTTATCCGCACGAACGAGACTGGCAAGTTCCGCGACACTAAGTACAGTGTTGAGAAGGTTCAAACCAAGAAGAAAGATGCCGCCGGAAAGATTTCTTTCGTAGATGATCAATCTCCGCTCCCAGATGCGGTTGTTGAGAATTATGCCAACTTGGGTTATGATCTCTCTGCTATCTATCAGCAGAAGACGTACGACGAGTTGAAGGAAATCCTTGACGCAAACTTGCCACGCTTGGTTGAGCTTTGCCCGGATGCGGATCTTACTACTGAACCAGTTCTAGGTTCTGCTCCTGCTGCAAAAGTTGCGAAGACTGCCGCGCCATCTATAAAGGCTACCAAGCCAGCGACCGGTCGAGTAGCAACGAAGATTGATGATGAAGACGATACTGATGCGACTGCGCCTACAAGGGCTACATCTGCCACGGCGGCCGTAAAAACAGCAGTATCCAATTCTGACGACTTCATGGCAGAAGCTGACCGAATTTTGAACTCATAAGGAGTTCAGATGGGTGAACTAACAGACACGTTAGACGTCACTCGTCTTATCAACTATGTGAATAAAGTGCACGAGCTGTCAACCGTAAATAAGTTGATGGCTCCTGCTTACTTGAAAGACATGATAGTTGGTCAGGACGTAGCGGCCAATCTACTAGCAAAAGCAATACAAGCAGACAGTCGCGCTAAGACAAGTCTTGAGAGAGCTGAAGCAATAGCTTATCTCGACAGGGCTAAGGATTACCTTGAAACTAAAGGTATCAAAGATACTAGCGAGGCAAGAAAACAATACGTGAACATCGACTCAGATGTTCTTAACGCTAAAGATCAACGGTCTAAAACGGAGGCCCTGGTTGTTTATCTTAAGAGCGTATTGTCTGAACTTCGTCAAGCACACGATGATTTGAAGAAGATCACGTATGGCGATAACAACATGACTCCGTATGAGGGAATGTAATATGGCAAATAAATGGATGAGCAGGATGGTGAGTGACTTTGGGATGCTGGCGTCGGAGATTGAAGCAAATACTCTCCCGCCCGTACCCTCGCGTTCTCCGTCGTTGAATTGGGCTACTAACATAGGCGGTTTCAAACCAGGCAAGATCACCGTACTATATGGTCCTGAACAAGCAGGTAAGAGCTTACTGGCTTATATGGCCATTGCAGACGTACAGAAGGCAGATCCCGAGGCTATCTTCGTATGGTTCGATGCGGAGTATTCTTTCAACTTGCCTCTATTCATAAAGGTTGGTGGAGATCCTAAGCGTTTGGTGTATCGCAAATCTAACGATCCTCTGAAGATATTTGACTACATGGGTGGGGAGATGCTGGAACTTCTTCAAGAGGGTGCGCCGATCAGGGGCGTCGTCATTGACTCCATAAAGGCGATCAGATACCCAAAAGAAGCGAACATGAAGCAAACCACAGATCAAAAGATGGGTGGAACAGGAGCTAGCTACCTGCCGTCAGCTCTTAAGCTCATTCTTCCTGTAATCTCGGACTACAACCTGTTAACGTTTTTCATTCAGCAAGTCACTATGGAAATTGATCCAATGAAGGCACTCAGAAATCCGTATGTGATCACTGAGGGTAAGGCACTCAAGCATGCTGCGGACTTGATGCTCGAGATCGTTAAGCTAGACACAAAGAACGGTATCTTGGAATCTGGTGAGACTATCACTGGTGCTGCACAGCAAACTGGTCACAAAGTTAGAGTGAAGGTTAAGAAGAATCGTTTGGGTATTCCAGCTAGGATGGCACAGTTTACATATCACTACGACCATGGCATCATAGATACTGGAGTAGAGATCTTTGAGCTTGCCAAGTCGTTAGGAGTTGTATTTCATCCAGTCAACGCAAATACTGGAAAAGAAAATACGATGATGTGGCAGTTTGGCAACTATGATCCTATAAAGGGTGAAGACAACATGAAGCAATTTGTTGCTTCTGACAAGAAAATCCAGAGCGAAATCCTTGATGTTTGCTACAAGTTCAAGGATAGCCTTGTACACACTGATGCTAGCGGGTTTGTAAACGAACCTGACGATGCTGAAGATCTTTCTGGAGATTAAGTGGTTATTGACTTTGTAACAGCCGCCGGTAAACATATAAAGTATGATACTGGTGGTAACATACTTACTAGCAATGATTTAAACAACATAGCCGATTATTACGCTGTGGAGCATCCGGATATTCTCCCAACTCATGTCTGGATGAGGGCCGATGTGTACAAGGAATACGCTTCTATACACACAAACCATCATCCCATAGTTGTTGAAGATGGTAAACCTTGCCTGCTCATATCAACTGGATGTGGATTACTGATAGTGAAGCCTTTGCCGTACGGTTTTAACAAGTTCGTTGTGCTTGTAGGTACAAAAGAAGATTACGATCATTATTTTATTGATGAAGTATTCGAAGAAACTGTTCTCAACGAGTGCGAGCGTGAGTAATGGCCAAAGTACTTTTTATCGGAGATCCGCATTTAAAGATCAACCGGTTTGATCTCGCAACCTCATTCCTTACATGGCTCAATAAGCTCATTGAAGAGCAGAAGCCAGATCTTGTAGTAAATCTAGGAGATACATTCGACACACATGCCGTACTGCGCTCTGAAGTATTGAATGAGTTCATGAAGCATGTCTACCATGTCCTGAGTATGGGCATACCGTACGTTTATCTGGTCGGCAATCACGACATGTATAAACCTAACGATACCAAGTATCATGCCATGCTTCCGTTTAAGGGCAAGATCAAGGACTTTTATGTTGTGGACGAGATATGTGAACTGTTCGACATGACGTTTGTTCCGTACCAGTATGACGGTGCTAACTTCCCTAGAAAAACTTTACCGGTTGCTGTTTGTCATCAAACATTTATAGGAGCGGATTATGGGCCTATCAGAGCTACAGAGGGCGTTGATGCGGCAAGCGTTAATGGATGCGATGTTATCATCTCAGGACACATACACACTAAATCAGTGCTCGGACCCGTACTATACGTCGGTTCGCCATTTAGTCAATCTGCTTCAGACGTTGATCAAGTCAAAGGGATTACGGTATTCAACACAGATACATATAACACCACATTCTATGAGTGCCCCTTGCCGATGTGGAAAAGGCTCACCTTTGTCGTTGACCAGCAGAATGGAATTGCAGATCTTAGCAAGCAACTTGCTGAATCAGTCTGTGGGTCTAAAGACCATTGGGTACTCGATCTTGAGGGACCGCAAGCAGAACTGGTAGGATTCTTAAGTTCTAAAGAGTATCTTGAAGCGATCGCTGATGTTGATGTGAAAGTGAAGACAAAGTTCACTGATAAAGAGAAGAAGAAGCTCTCTATCGAAGCGAAATCGATGGAACATATTGTATCAGAGTACGTCTTTAAAGTGTATAACGGTTCTATCGATAGGGACGAACTTATGAAGCGTGCTAAGCTAGTCCTAGATGAGTCTAGACTTAGCAAATGAAGTTGTTCACCTGGTATAATGGACTTAACGGTGGATAACGCCTAGGAGAAACATGGAGCAAGAACAACTAGCAGAGTACTTAGATCAACAAAGATGGTTGATGAATAACGGCTTAGTGCCGGACTCTGTGAAAAATCAGTTGTTCTTCTATGGTTCTATAGTTCATACGGAAGTACAAGCCGTAGAAGTAAAGATCCGTCCGGAGGTCAAAAGTGTAGACTACACGATCTACATCAAGAAAGACCTTATGGACAAGATAGATACTTACAAGAAGTTATCCTCTGCCACATCGTTGTTAGGCTTGTGGCGGTTCAAGCGTTTCCTCAAGAAAGAGGGCACCTTAGACTTTCACAGCTTACTTAACTCATTTGTCAGGGATTTCTGTGGTCCTCAATGGGTTGCCTCGGTTACTACTACCGACTTCGATGCATACGTAGACAGTATCGGAGTTGAAGGTGAGCCCGGCGGACTTAGTCAGCAGCCAGATCAACCGTTTAACTAACGACGACGATCTACGTCAAGAGCTTTGGGTGTTCTATCTGGAAGGACATCCTCCAGAATCTTTTGCCTCCCACCTTGAAAAGTTGAGCATTGAGAGCGATATTGAGCGAGAAGTTCAAGCGCGCTTGTGGTATGTTCTTAAGAATCCGCCTACAGACAAATTTTGTCAGCTGCTGTCGCAACTGAGTGAAGTAGAGAGATCTGTGGCATGTCTTCTAGCCCTAGGACTTACAGTAAGTCAACTAAGTAAGTATAAAGGGATTAGCGAGATAAGGATAAGACAAGTTATCTCAGTTATGAGAGATAACGATTGCTGGGAACAGTTATATGCTGAAGAAAAAACTGACAGACGAAGAGCGCCACGGTCTTAGCGAAGAAGAGATCAAGCTAGCAGAGAAATATCTCAGAAAACACAAGACAGCTGGAGCTTTGAAAGAACTAGAAGCTGCTAAGTTATTTGAGTTGTACCTCCTGGGTGAATCACTCACCAAGATTGCACAGCAATTTCCCCAATATCCTCTGGGCCAGATTGTCCTCACTGCGGCACTCCGCGGTTGGGCTATAGACCGCGACAAGACGATGCACACCCTGCAAGATAGGGTTCGCGCTAAGGTTGTTAAGTCAGTTCTTGACCAAGTTGACTTCCTCACAACCATGATGGCGGTGACCAATGCTGAACATTTGGAAACGATGGTGAAGTATTGTCAAGACCCGGTAAATAATCCGAAGCCTGCACTACGCATCGAGAACATAAAAGAATACAAGGATATCGCGGAGACTCTTTACAAGATAGTTTCTGGTGCTACTCCTTCAAATAAGGACAAAGGCAAGTCGCCGATGTTCGATGCTTTAACACCTGCACAACCAGCTAGACTAGTTCAAAAGGTGGAAGAGCCAGACGCAAGCACCATACTTGCACGAGCCGTAAACGCAGATGAGCAAAACACAAACTAAAGCATTAACGTTTGAGCAGCAGCAAAAACTGTTACTCACGCCTTGCAGAAACCGTAACGAGTTGATGAACTGGATCAGGTATCACCTTGATCTACATCTTCCTGACGTTACTGTTTCTAGGTTCTCAGATACTAATCCCCTGGATGTTATCTGGGAAGTGTATCGCATATGTGTTCTGCAGCAGAATCCAGACAAGATTCAGGAGTTGCTTTTCGTAGCTGGTCGAGGTTCTGGTAAGACTCTCGGTATGGCTATAGCTGAGTTGCTTGTCATATTGCACGACCAGCGCGGAGTTGTGCACGTTGGAGCTATTCAGAACCAAGCTGACCGTTGCTACAACTATCAGAAGGGCTTCCTATATAACCGAAAGATCAAGCCGATAGTGATGCCGCCGGATGTTCCGGAGGATGTACGTATCCTAGAGAAAGCTAATATGTCGAAGTCCATCTTCAACGTTGGCGGAGAAAAGGTTACGCTTGAAGTTCTTCCATGCACACTTAAGTCTGTTAACGGACCTCACGAACCGCTCGTTGTGGTGGATGAGATCGATACTGTTGCCGGCGAAGGTTTGATCGCGTTCAAAGATATAGGTGGTATGCTTGACTCCAAGAAGGGTAAGAAGGCCCTTCGTGTCGGTATCTCCACGCGCAAGTCTCGCTACGGTCTAATGAACAAGAAGATCGAGGAGATGGAAGGAAGTCCGGACAAGACACGTCAGGTTCGCAGATGGACAGCATTTGAGTTCACTGAGCGCTGTCCGGATACTAGATCTGGCACCGATAAGGTAGACTACTACGTCAACCAAGATAAGATGGAAACTCTCACAGTTGAAGAGTTTAACAAGAAAGACAAGATCAAGCAGAAGGAGTATCAGCGCCACGAGGGACTGAAGGGTTGCTACAAGTGTCCACTGTTCTCCATCTGTCTCACGGACGCCAAGAAACAAACGTCACAATCTCCTATGCTTAAGACCCTGGATGAAATGGTTCAGAAGGTCCGCTCTGAGGGTGCTGACTGGGCGTTAGCTCAGCTTATGAACTTGAAGCCCTCTGTCGAGGGCATCATCTTCAGAGAGTTCGACGAGAGAGTCCACCTAAAGAGCTGGAACGAGATGTGGAAAATTCTTGTGGGCAAGGAATTTCCTGGCGAATGCACACACGACACGTTCGTGAAGAAATGCCACGAGATGAATATTCCTTGCTACGCAGGGATAGACTGGGGATACACGTCACCTAACACAGTTGTGTTCTTCTTCGTGGATAGCAGAGATAACATCTACGTAGTGAAGACAGACGGTATGACCCATATCAGTCATCCAACGTGGATGAACCACATCAAGACTAAGTATCACACCATGTACCGCTGTCAGCTATACGTTCCTGATGCTGCTGACCAAGGAGATATCCTTGAGATGCAGAAGATAGGCCTTCCCGTTGCTAACCAGAAGGATAAAGGGCAGATTAACGTTGGTATTCAAGTAATTAAGAAGTTCTTGAAGGTACCAGGTACTGTTGACTCTAAGATTTTCTTTGCCAAGGATGTTTGCACGCCGCTCATCAGAGAATTTGGCCTGTACCACTATAAGACGGATGCTGCTGGAATTATCACTGATGATCCGGATACTGAGCACGATCACTGGATTGATGCCCTACGATATCCTATGACCTTGCTGTTTGGCAAGGCAACGGTAGTGCTTGGCTCTGGGTTGGCTGACGGTGCAGCAAACTTGCAAGATGGCCACGGCAACTATAACAGGATGCCTACGGTTGGTGAGTTTGCGCAGACACAAGGGATACAGATAAGCGAACAAGAGCCTGATCGCTCTAAGCTTGGCAAAATAGGCAAAAAGTCTGACTTAGATGAACCGGGCGACGATGGTGATGACTCTACCGGCGGCTCAGGTGGCTTCCTCTGGAGTCTTTAGGATACTCTTAAGTTACTAAAAGGTATAATCATAGCATGGCATGGTACGATGACTGGTTAAAAAATAGAATATCTGGTGAGATTAGTGACCTTTTAAAGGCTGACGGCATATCTACGCCCTCAGGTGCACCTTCTGCAGTTCCGGACATTGCTAACGGCGATAAGTTGCCAGACGTTCCAGAACCTGAACAGGATTCAGGCAAAGATATAGGTCGTAAGGCTTATGTAGATGACCCATACTTTGATCTGATCGGTTCTCAGGTTAACTACAAGTTTAAACTTACTCGTATCTCCAACAAGACCCTCAAAGAGGTATCTGTCCGCGACTGGCTCATTTCTGCGATCATCCAGTGCCGCGTAGACACGCTCGTAAGGTTCTCTCGTCCAGAGCACAGACGTTTTGAGATGGGCTTCCGCATGGTTAAGAGAGACGGCGAGACTCATTACTCCGACGATGAGAAGGAAGAGATTGCAATGATAGAGGACTTCCTCTATAACTGCGGTCGTAAAGAGGGAACTCCAGCTGAAGATAAGAGACATTTTGGTGAGTTCTTGAAAGTGATAGCTCGCGACGCGCTTACGTTCGGTCACGTAGCTATTGAAAAAGTTAAGACACGTAAAGGCGGATTGCATAGGTTCAGACCGCTTCCGGCTGAGTCTATGTACCTCATCAACAAAGCTCTCTCAAAGGACCAAGTTTCTTCGAACGCTATGAAGAACTACCAGCTGACGCGTCCTAAGAGTGACAACGATCCTAAGGCAAAACAAGAAATTAATGAAGCCACGAACGAGTTTATCAAGTACGTTCAGATCTCTTACGACAACCGTCCATTAGCGACGTTTGGCGACGAGGATTGTATCTTCAGGTTATTCAACCCTCAGAACTTTGCAGACTCTATGGGTTACTGCTATTCTCCACTTGAACTTGCTATTATCAACATTACGAACCACATGAACGTGGAGAATTACAACTCTAACTTCTTCACGCATGGCTATGCAGCTCGTGGTATCCTTCACTTGAAGGGCACTGTAACTCAGCAGCAACTTGCCAACTTCCGCAGGACTTTCTACAACAGCATCACTGGTCACCAGAATGCTTGGAGAACTCCTATTGTTGCGGGTCTTGACGATGTTCAGTGGGTACCGATGTCCGCTAACGCTAAGGAAATGGAGTACCTTAACTATAATAACCATCTTATGCGTATTCTCTGCGCTCAGTTTCAGATTGACCCTGTTGAACTTGGTTTGGACTACCTCACGTCTGCTAACGGTCGCGCACCTATGCAGCAGGCCTCTAACGAGTACAAGATCACCTACTCTCGCGAACGCGGCCTAGTTCCGCTGCTCATGTTCATTGAAGATCTCATCAACAATGACATCATGACTGCTTTGGATAACAATTTGGCCCTTAAGTACAAGTTCGTGTTCACTGGCATGACAGAGGAAACTCCGCAAACTGAAATTGCTCAGATGCAAGCTGAGATGACAGTTTGGAAGACGATGAACGATCTTCTGAAGCAAGCTCAGAAGGACAAGATTGATGAAGTTGCAGCAGACCTTCCGCTCAACCAAGCATTCTGGGCTCTCGTCGAGAAGAACTACACCCGCGGAGAGATCCGTGAGTTATTCTTTGGAGATAAGGGAGCAGCTAGCAGAAAAGAACTGCAATATATTCCTGGCGATCAAGCTTTCTTGGCATGGCAGCAACTGCTGCTCACTATCGACAACGTGAAGAAGCAAGAAGCTATGCAGGCTTCTCAGCAGGACGCTGCAACTCAAGAAGCTCAGATGAAGATGGCCCAAGAGCAGCAAAAGCATGAGCACGCTGAAGCCAAGCACGGCCGCGACAAAGAGAAGCACAACCTTGAGATGGAGCAGATTAAGTCAAAAGCAGCTTCTGACGCTGTAGCTCACGGTTTAAAGGATACCGCTAAGGAATTTGGTGCAACTAAAGCGTCAAATATCGGTGGTCACACTGGCGCCAACCCAATAAACGCTATGGGTAATGAATAAGTTATACATGAGGTCTGATACTGGTGATGTTATCACTAAGGAGAAACGTGACTCCGTCATGTATCTCATAAAGATCTTGTATAGACTTAACATAATCAACGTAGATCAAGCCCTATATATCGCTATGCAGTTCAAGATTCTTTCTGTATAATCAGTCCCAATGGCACTGATTATTTTAGAAGGTCTCGACAGAACTGGTAAATCCTCTATTGCTGAGATGTACGAGAAGCAAGGCTTCGAGATCGTACACGTATCAGCTCCACAAAAAGGAACAACTCCCGATCAGTATATCGGTGAATGGGTTGACTTCCTCACTAGCATACAAGCTAAGAATGTTGTTCTCGATCGCTCTCACTACGGGGAACTAATTTGGTCGCAGGTGTATGGTCGTGCTGCTTTGTTAAACGATGAAGGTATCGACATACTGCGTGAGATCGAAGCCAATATGGAAGTTACTCGTATACTTATGGTTGATCCAGACAGTAAGACCCATTGGCAGCGTTGTGTTGACAATAAAGAACCTTTAACTCAACCTCAGTTTGTCAAAGCTAGAGCTTTGTTCTCTTCCATGGCAGATAAGTATGGATTCGAGCGCAAGCAGCTGAAGGATTTTCCAGATGCAGTACAGCCGTTGCCCCAGGGTGCTAGTCCCGCCGTTCCCAAAGACACCACCGCAAATAATGAACTTGCTGGCTCTGCTAGTCAAGCTAAGAGTGATATACTCAGCAAGTCCAAGGAACAACTTAAGTTGGAGCGAGCAAACGTTATCAATGATGTGCTCAGCAAACGGATTATCAAGGGTAAAGGCGCAACCTACGACGAAGTCGAAAGAAGCATCCGTCACTTTCTTAATCAGGAACTTGGTAAGATCCTCGGCACTCCCACTGGAACGCCAGGACTTACTACTGAAGAAGTTGAATTGTTGAAATTTTTCTGCAAGCGTTTAAAAGACAAGGAGACATAAATGATCACTAACGGCAAAGGCTTCAGACAGAAGCCTCAGAAGAACCGCAAAGAGCGTCTAGGAAATTTGGAGAAGCGAATCGAAGGCCTTGAGATGGCATCGCGTATCTCTCAGATGATGACTCAGCAACTCATGCAGAGCTTACGGCACATGCAAGAGGATCTTGGGAGAGCACTGGGCTTGTTGAACGAGATGCAGTACAAGACTTTGGCTATCCAGGAAGCATGCGATCTAGATGTAGCTGAACTCAACGAGATTGCGAACGGCAAGCGCTTGAAAGACTTCAATGAAGCCTCTGACAAAGAAGATGCAGCAAACGGTTTTACAGTTGGCGATAAAGTTGAATCAACTAGCACAGTTATCCTTACATCCAAGACTACTGAAGTTGACCGCGGTATATTCCGCTCGCGTCTTAAGCTTGTAGACTGTGGTGTGCCCGAACTTATCAAAGGTTTGACTGGCCAGAGCGTCGGTGCAAAAGTTAACGTTAAGTTAAATGGAGTCGACCATGAAGTCGAACTGCTCGCTATCCGCAACCCGCCGCCTGTCGCTGATGAGTCAACTTCAGACGACGCGGTATCACAAGCTGTCGCACCTGCAAACGATACACCTGTACAAGCTGATACTGTTACTCAATAAGCTGCATGTACTGAAATATCCGGAACAATAATATGGCTGACAACGGCAAGATGGACAAGAGATGTCCTCGCGGTCTAGAATGCATGCCCGGCGAGTGGTGTCCACTTGCCGTTCTAAGATTGCGTGCGATCAGGACAGCCGGACGAGAACTCACGGAAGATGAAGAGTCTAAGCTTCCAGGTTGTCCGTGGGCCGTCAACCATCAGGTAGCCAACTATTGTTTCTTTAAGTACATCCAAGATTTTTCTGGTGACAAAGCCCCGTCAGATATAGAGATAGCATCGTTGAACTGCATCTCCGTGGAAGCCGTCAAGAAGACTGAGAAAGCTGCGCTTAGCAAGATACGTGAAGCAGAGCAGTTTAAGAGTCTCAAGGAAGACATGAACGGCGAAGGTATCGTGTCGGAGTCAAAATCAGAAGATGACTACAAAATCCACAAATGATCATTTTTTAGATGCACTGCGCTATGGGTATACAACCCCGCAGGAAATTGCACGCGACAAGCTCTGTGAACTACTCACTAAGCTAGGCATAAAGTCCGCCGACAGGTTCATGGGCACAGTTCGCGTCGAGTCACTAGATCTAGTCCTAGACAATGTCACGTTCGACGTAAAAGATCTTAAACTCTGGTCCCCTATAAAAAAGCCATAGCCGCACCTCTGATATAATCTTAAGTGATATGGCCAAGAAACCACTTGAGATTGACATGTGCTCGGGGTCCCAGCTAAGGGATACCCAGGGTGAAATGCTCTCCGTCGAAGGAGCAGACATCGGCGAATTAGAAGCCGGCAGGGGTCGTCTTAACGACAATCACGGAAAGGGTTTCTTTAACTCCGTGGGCAGGGTCACTGAAGCTAAGAAGATATTCAAAGCTGAAGACTGCGATAACGATCGTCACAGATACTACTGGGAAAAGGTTAAAGCTCCTTATATATATGTCCGCGGATATCTATATGACGACGACGACCATCCCAATGCCCGAGCGGCAGCAGCTATCTTAAGAAATGTTCACAAGACAGATTGCCCACTGAAGCTCAAAGCTTCTGTTGAGGGTGGCGTCGTGTCGCGCGGTATATCGGATCCTTCCTTGCTCGCGCGCACGAAGATCCATTCAGTGGCTCTCACATTCACTCCAGCTAATACGGCAACACTCGTCGAGCCTTTAAACCTTGATAAGTCTTCATCAGATGAAAAAGCAGACATGATACTAATCGAGTCTGTTTTGCATCTAGCACAGACAGAGGTGCCTTCTTTCAGGCACATCGTTCGCGATGCTTCTGCTACGAGAGTGGTTGAAAATATCGAGAAAATAGCAGAATTAGTAAAAGTAGAGGGCGGGAACATCCACGTTCCATCTAAGAGTGCTATTATTCAGTATGCACTTGAAGCTAAGGTTCATAGCAATGTTGCTAAGATAAAAGATGTCGTTCGCGAGATAAAGCAGGACGAACTTGAAAAAGGTATTAAGTCTGCCATCGCTGGTGCGGCACTCGCTGGAGCAACAGCTCTCGCACCATCGCAAACAGCCGGTCCACAAGACGTGAAGCAATCAGCACAAGTTCAGCAGCAACAGAATGCTGAGCCAACAGTACCTTCACCTGATCATCAAAAGGCATTTCAAGGTTTTGCAAAGCAAAATCCTCTGCTCGGCGCAATCGGCATGGTTGAATCAAGCGGTGGAGCAAACTACAAGCACGCACCTATTAATGATCCTAAGAGCCAGCATGCTGGCCACACAGCTGGCGGCATGTTCGGCATGATGCCTAATGCTGCAGTCTACATTCTTCACAATGATCCTAAGTTAGCAGCTAAATATCCTAAGTTATCTGAAGCAGCTAAAGATGTGAACAAGAATCATACGGTATTTACAGAGACGTTCAACAGGGATCCTCAGGCTGCTTACGACTTCGCTGATGCCCTCATGCGAAGAAATAAGACAAAGACGCGCGATATAAATATGTTAATTCATTCGTGGAATCATGGACTTAAAGGTACATGGGAACGCTATAAGAATGAAGGTCCGGAAGCTATACAAGACGCCGACTACGTTCAAAAGGTGCTTGGAGCTTACAAGAAATTGCAGCCCCATAATGCAAAGAAACCAGCTAAGAACCTTAAGAAGGCGCTCACTGCTGGGTACGGTGGAGCTGGCAAGCCCACAGATCTGGGCGGCGGGGGAGTTCTACAGTCGGAAGCAATGGATGACGGACGAAGTTTTAAGTACGTCACTTGCGACGACTGTGGTAAAGAACAGGTCTATTCTAAGTATCAAGTTAAGTGCAGAGAGTGCGGTGGCTCTTTTCCCATGGAAAAGTTGCACAAGTTGTTCCTAGGAGCAATAGCTACTTAAAGTAACGCATAGGTGTATCAGGCGTGTTTAAGTAATAGGCCATGGTATATTGAAGAGTATCAAGTTTCTAACTTTCGAAAGTTAAGGAGAGAACGAAATGGCTAACATTACTTCGATCAGTAACAAGATCGCACGCAACGCGCAAATTCTTGGTTACACGGTAACCGCGCAAGGCGAAGATTCATTTGGCAACGCCACAGTGACGATCACCGCTGACACAGGCACTCTGACGGTAACATACCTCACAGCTGCCATCCAACTTCCAATGGGCGGTGTTTCGAACACAGTTTCGCCTTATCTTGGTATTGGCGTAGCTAACCCTGGGCAATTAATGATTGCTTCATCGGTTTCTACAACTGGCTCGATGGCCGACATCATCAACGGTCCTATCTCTGCTAACATCTTCGCGATGTGCGCAGGCTTTGCAAACGACATTGTTCTTGCTGACGCAGCAACGGTTTCTGGTCGCAGTGCAACAGATTCTTCCATCAACGGCCTTCCGGCCTCTACCGGCGGCGCTGGTAACCCATACTGGGTTCGCGTACGTGGTACGACTGATTGGTTGGGAATGGGTCAGTAATTGGGTCTTAATGATTAACGAGGAGTTAACATGAAAGAGGAACTAAAAAAGAGCCTCACAGACCTGATCGATGAGACTCTCTTAGAGCTTGAAGAGCTTAAGAAGTCAAGATTCGCAGCTAGTGAGATTAAGTTAGAAGGTCCTGGCGAAGGTATCGCTGGGAAGCCATCTAACGGCGACCTTCACGCTAAGAAAGAAGACAAAAAAGAAGATGAAGACGACGATAAGGACGAAGCTGAGAAGGCTGAAGGCCAAAACCGTCAATCGGATCCTAACGGTGGCCATCACAAGCCTACCGCTGGCGAAGGCGACAAGCATGGTCAAGGACCATCTGAGTCACCAAGCTCTACTAAGGATCACGGCCAAGGTAAGAACTCTGAATCTGACCCTGGCAACACTCACTGGGCTATGAAGTCTGAAGGTGACGAAGGTCACATGAAGAAAGAAGAAGACGGTGACGAGAAGAAAGATAAAAAAGACAAGAAGGACAAGAAAGACGACAAGAAGGATGACAAGGATGATAAGCCCGCATTTATGAAGGGTGATCATACTCCAAGTCCTGAAAAAGTCAACTCTGATGTCCAGAAGCTCGTAATGCACGGACTTAAGAAGTCGCAAGAAGAGTCAGATGCTCTTATGAAGAGTTTTGTTGAAGAGCGCGTAAAGCCTCTTGAAGAAAAGCTCTCTACGATCCTCGACCTTGTCAACAAAATTGCCGATCAACCAGTTCCACCTAAAGGTGTTACTGCAAATGCTGTTCCTCTCCGCAAAAGCGGTGAAGAGGGTGGCTTTGAAGAATTGTCCAAGTCAGAAGTCGCATCCAAACTATTCGAATTGAAGAAGTCTGGTACGAAGGTTGACTCTCTAGATATCACTAGAGCTGAAATGGGACAAGATCTTGCTAAGATCGCAGCTAAATATAAGATTTCGTAATCAAAGGAGAGAACGAAAATGAACGACGCAATTAACCAAGTTCTACAAGGCCTAGACCAGGGTCTCGTGTCCGCAGGCGACATCGAAGCTCTGAATAAGGCAATCACTGCCGGTTACGGCGGGGCTGGTAAGCCTACTGACCTCACTTATGGTGGCGTCCTTCAGGCCGAATCTCTCGAGGCAACTCTGAAGTCGATCACTTTCGACATGAAGAACCTCAAGTTCTGGCCATCAATCTCTGTCGATAAGGCTTATAACCTGTTCGAGCAATACAACCGTTTGATCGCGTACGGCTCTGATAGCGTACCTTACATCGGTGAAGGTGGCGCTCCTCAGGAAGAAGACTCGACATACGTACGTGACGGTCAAAAGATCGTATTCTTCGGTACACGCCGCAGAGTATCGCATCAGATGACACTTGTTCGCGTTACTGTTGGCGACATCGTTGCACAACAAGCGAAAGAAGGTACGATGCACCTTCTGAAAAACATCGAACGTGAACTCTACTGGGGTCACGGTCACTTCATGAACCAAACAACCGGTCTTGAAACCGGTTCGGATGCTGACCTTCCGGTTAACAGCATCGCGATGAGCGGCTTGTTAAAGCAGCTTCAAAAAGGCGACACGGATGCACAAATGCAAGCCGGCGACTTTTTGGGCTACGGTGACAACAGCTCCATCCAAACAGACCTTGGCGGTAACGTCATGGCTCAAGACGATATCGAGCGTTTGGCTGTTATCGCCCTTGAAAACTTCGGTGCTCCGGACCAAATGCACATCGAACCAGCTTGCTTAAGCGCGTTCGTAAAGCAGTTCTATCCGCAGTTCCGTTCAGCTCCTGGTCTTGCTAACCAAACAGTTGGTTACGATGTGTCGAAGGTACAAACTACCGCCGGCGCTATCGACCTTAAGCCGAACCTCTTCTTGCGTCCTCGCGCTGGTGTTCGCACCCTCGCAGTGAACAGCTTGTCTCCTGCTAACACCTTTGCAGTTACTGCAACGGGCGTATCTGGTACGTCTACTTTCGCAGCTGGTACTTATCAAGTATCGGTAACGGCAGTGAACGACGCTGGTGAATCTTCGCCAGTGAACACGACTGTAACTTTGACCGCTGGTCAAAACTTGCAGTGCGCAATCAGCGCTCCTCCAGCAGGCGTTAAGTACTGGAAACTTTATTTGTCCGCTCCGGGCGGCGCTGCAGGTACTCAGCAATTTGCTGGTAACTGGGCAAACGTAGGCGCAGCTAACTATGTTAGCTCGAACGTTCAACTTCCTGGCCTTGGAGAAGCATTCTTGCTCGATATGAGCGCAGAATGCATGCGCTTCAAGCAACTTGCTCCGCTCTCGAAGATCAACTTCGCGATCGTGACAACTGCTCTGGAATTCGCGATCGTTATGTACGGTGCGTTGTTCGTGTACACTCCACGATTCAACACTCTGTTCAGGAACATAGGAAAGTAAGCTTTAAGTTAAAATCTAAATCGAAGAAGGGACTTTACGGTCCCTTTTTTTATTTGTATAACGCGTTAATGGTTCGATTGGGATACCTAGCCGGAAGCAGGCAACTTTTAGAGTTATTGATCTTACTTATGAAACTTGACGTAAGACCGATTTATTGTTATCACCTTTACCATCTATATCACTCTGATGTAGGTTTTTGTAAAGATAAAATGGTCCAAGAACTATTCAGAAACAGCAAGTGGGTAAAATAGTCTTGTGAGCAGAGGCGGGGAACTCGCTGTGTCTACCATAAGGTACGGACTGATTATGTCAGTCGCACTGGAACCCGCATCACATGCAGGGCTAAAACTGAGTGCATCCCCTCGTATGTGGGGCCTCGTTGCTGGAAGTCGCGTCCGGCCTGTTCACACTTTTCGAGGTATAATAGAAGTATGAATCCACAAGTACAAGCCGCTCTGGCAAAAGTTCAAAGTTATGCTAATACCCTACAGCTCAAAGGGGTACTAGTTGGTGTTGCACTGGGCTACCTCGGACATCCAGTTATCAAGCTGGCAGTCGATGGCGTTGTTCTCTTAGTAAGAGGCTTGTTGAAGATCTAATGACTAACGAGCAAATCTTAGAGCAACAAGTTGAAGCTTTAGAAAAGCTATTACAGCTTAAGCAAGCTATCATAGACGAACAAGAAGTCAAGATCAATAAGCTTCAGTATCCACCACAACCTACATATGTTCCCGGTGTTCAAATCGGTGGCGGATGGGGTGGAATTGGTGGTACTCTTGGTGGCCAAGGCAGCATAGTATCTATTCCCTCTCAGTGGACCATAACATCTTGGCAGTGTTCAGACGGACATCCTCATCAATATCCTACTCTATCTAGTGGTGCTACACCTTGCTGCACAAAGTGCGGTACGGCTTATGGCTCACTGGCTTCTGTAACTACAACTATCACTGGTCTCGCCGGATTGCAAGGCGGAGCTGGTTCTGGCATCCTTGTGGGGCAAGGCTCATCTACTACTTCATTATCGCTCGATGGCATGTCACAAACAGTGACTACTGCCTCAAACAATTCTGCTCCAACCAACGTATTTCTACTAGCACCTGCTGTAAACAAGTAATCCGTATAATCTCTCCATGAAGAGAGCTCTATACATATGTTTCGAAGGCACTGAAGGTGTTGGTAAAACAACGCAAACAAAAAATCTAGTAGATCATCTAAGATCTAAAGGATACAAGGTCCTGCATACGAAGGAACCTGGTACTCCTCTTGCTCCGCTCACGATGACGCTGCGCGGGATAATGCTCGACAAGCAATACGATGAGCAGCTCAGTGCTCCTGCTCGAGAGCTAATTAGCCAAGCAATACGCTCAATCCATTTAGAAAAAGTAGTATACCCGGCAATGAGTGAATATGATTACATCATCCAGGACCGCGGTATTCTTTCGGGTCTTGCATACGGAACGGCTTGCGGCAACGCTCCAGCGTACTTGCTGACGCTCGCGAACTACGTTGCCGGTGATATGCATCCTGTTGGGGCTATGTATGACAGTATAATTTATCTTAAGGGAGACATTTCTGCTGGCCTCAAGAAAGCGCTTCAATCCAAACAAGAGTTCGCCGCTGGCGACGCTATGGAAGCGAGAGGTAGCTCCTTCTTACAAACAGCCTCATCCAACATGGATGAGATGTCACAGATGTTTGGCACTGCAACAAAAGTTATTAACGTTGATGGCAAAGGTATCGATGAAGTATTTCGTGAGATACTCCAGCGCCTCGACATAAAGGAATAAGATGAAGAAGCCTAAGTATAAGAGATTTTCTCCGCCGAAAGGTAAAGCTAAGGTGCTGCTGTTTGATATTGAAACAGCACCAATCTTGGCTCATGTCTGGGGTTTGTGGGAGAACAATGTAGGCCTCAACCAGATCGTCTGCGACTGGCATCTGCTAAGCTGGAGCGCAAAATGGCTCGGCTCACCAGATAGTCAAGTTATGTATATGGATCAGCGCAACGCTAAGAATGTTGAAGATGATAAGAGTCTATTAGGGGAACTTTGGCATCTGTTAGATGAAGCAGAAGTCGTTATCACGCAGAACGGCAAGCATTTCGACCAGCGCAAAGTGCAGGCACGTTTCGTCATCAATAAGTTTGATCCTCACTCGAGCTACAAGCATATCGACTTGAAATGTGAAGCTCAAAGATTGTTTGGTTTCCCGTCGCATAAGCTCGAGTACATGACCGACAAACTAAACAAGAAGTACAAGAAGCTTAAGCATAAGAATTTTCCAGGTCACGAGCTGTGGGTGGAATGCTTAAAGGGCAATCCTCTAGCTTGGGACGAGATGGAGACGTACAACAAGTACGACGTTCTAGCATTAGAAGAACTATACAATAATATAGCTCCCTGGGGTATAAACATCAACTTTAATGTCTTCCATGATGAGGAAGAGCACGTCTGCAAGTGCGGAAGCAAAGAGCACATCAAGAACGGTTTCTATCGCACTAACATGGGTAAGTTTCAGAAATACAAATGTAAATCATGTGGTGCTGAGAGCCGAGATCGTCACAACCTGTTTAGCAAAGAAAAGAAAGACTCTCTCAAGCAGCACGTACCGAGGTAATTTATGATCTTCAAAGAGATCGAATACAAGTACGATGCAGCCGAGATAAAGATGGAGAAGTTTGAGGAGCTAATGGCTACACTTCCTGCACCACGCAAGAAGATGATGGTGAGCTCCTACGATGACTACTTCACTGATTCTGTAGACAACTTCATACGTTATAGGTATACAGACGGTCGTGGAGAGCTTACGATTAAGCGTAAACTCAGCGAGAAGAACAACAACGAGCGCATAGAAGTGAATGTTCCTACAGCTGGAGATAACCTACAGACAATTACTGCCTTTGTTGAGCTCCTGAATTATAAGCACAATTTTGGAATCTACAAAACGTGCAAGATCTACTGGATTGATAAGGTAGTTCTCGTATACTATGTGGTATATGACAAGGAGCTCAAGGAACTCAGACGTTTTATAGAGGTTGAGGCAGACGAAGACCTTCAATGGCCTACTGAGCAAGAAGCCTGGGATGAGGTTGCTAAATATGAAAAACTTTTGGAACCGCTTGGTATCACACCTAAAAACAGACTCAGGAAGTCCCTCTTTGAAATCTTCAGAAGAAGTGACAAAGTCGCTTCTACAACTGCTGAGTAAGTT